ATGTTGAAGATGTTCTGGACCGACACGCCACCGACGCCGGGCGAGATGTAGCCGCTGGTCGAGGGCGTGAACAATTCCGGCCGGCGCTCGCCGACGAGATACGTCTGCCCGGCCACCACGGGTCCGCCGTCTGCGCGTCCTGCCGAGACGCTGATCGTGGACCCGCCCGTGTAGGGCGCCGCGACCCGTTGCCCGGTGTTCGTGTAGCCGCCGCCGAGATACTCCGACATCGACACCTGCCGCGTCCCGCCGGTGCTCCCGCCGAGCGTGAACTGCGGCAGCTGGAAGCCGCCCGTGCCGGACAAGTACCCGGCGAACCCGCCTATCGCGGCCGCGGCGGCATTCGCGGCGCCGACCGTGTCCCGCAGCTGCGTGTTCTTTTGCCCGATGGCATCGCGCTGCTTGTCCTCAGCGACAGCCGCGTCATACAGCGTCCGCGTGTACTGGTCCTGCGCGGCCTGCACCTGGGCGTAGGTCGGCACGGTGCTGGTCGCCGCCTGCTGTTGCTCGCGCACCTTCACGATCAACTCGGCGAACCGCGAGGACAGGTCGCTGGTCATGGTGCCCTGGCGCGCCATCGCGTCGAGGCCCGCCTGCATGGCCGTTTCCATCTCTGCGAGGTCTTTACTGGACAGCTTCTCCAGGTGGTCGCCGAGGTCCTGAATCGCGTCGGCCCAGGCCATCGCGTTTTTGATGGCGTCATCCCCGGACAGCCGCGTGCGAATCGCATCGACCGCGCCACCGTACGCCGCGATCACCGCATCGGCCTGCGCCTTCATCCGCGCGATGGACGCCGCCGCGTCATCCGCCGCCTTCTTGCGGAAGGCATCATGCTGCTCCTGCGTCTTGGTCATCCACGCGAGGTTTTCCGCGGCCAGCTCTTTGGCGTGTTGCACGAAGTAGCTGGATTCGACCTTCAGCGAGTCCACCATTTTCTTGGTGGTCGTCGTCACCTCGGCGTTCTTGAGGCCGACCATCTCCGCGAGCTTCGCCCAGCTGTCAATGATGCCGCCCGCCGTGTTGCCGGCGACGGACTTGATGTTCTGCCACAGACCCGCGGCGTTGTCGCCCATGTCATCGAGCGCCTTGCGGTACCGATCGGACATCACGAAGGCGCCCTGCCCGACTTCCTCCATGTTGGTCTTGAGGAAGGGGGCGAGCTCGCGCCATTGCTTGCCGAACAGGTCATTGCCAATCGAGGCGCGCCGCATCGGATCTTCGATGCGCGCCCAGGCGGTGGACAGCTGTTGCAGCTGCTCATACGGATTCAGCCGGCGGAAGTCCTCGACGCTGATGTTCAGGGCCTTGAGCGCCCCGGCAACCCCCTTGTCGCCGTCACCGAGTCGCGCCGCCAAGGTCTGCGCCGCGCCGATCAGGGTGCCGATGTCCGTGCTGACTTGCCCGGCGACGTATTGCAGGCGCTGCACCTGCTCATTGGTCATGCCGGTCTGGTCCATCATTTTGGTGATGGCATCGGCCGCGTTGAAAATCTCCTTCGTGAAGTTGATGACCGCCTGCGTGGAGAACATCGCGATCAGCGGACCCGCGACTTGCGTTGCCAGTGCGCCGAGGCCGGAGACTTCCGTGCTGACGCCCTTCGTGGCCGTCTGCAATTCCTTCATGCTGGTCGGGACGGACTGCCCGAGCGCCTGCATCTTCCCGATGGCTTCATTGATCGTGGGGGCAATGCGCCGCAGTTCTTCCTCGGTGAGCTTGCCGGCGCCGCCGACCCGTTCGACCGCGGCGGTCATCAGCGTCGCCTGCTGGATCACCTGCTGCCCGCTGAACGAGTTCGTCATGCGGGTCAGCGCGGCGCCGACCTTCGTGCTGTCACTTTCAAAGCTGCGCAGCTTCACCGTAGCGCCATCGACGGCGGTCTTGAAGTTGGCGAAGTCGGCTTCGAAGCGGCCGGTGACGGGTGCCATTTACATCTCGGAGTGGTCGGCCTTCAGCAGTTGCACGAGGATCGTGTAATCGTCCGGGTCTAACTCACGGACCCACTCGACGCGCCAGCCGCAGCGAACGGCGAGGGCGAGATCGCTGGCGCGTTGCTCTCGCCACCCTGGCCGTTTTTTTCCGCGGCTCGCTGCGCATCCTGCGCCCGCTCATGGGCGTCGATCAGGTCCCGCATTTCGAAGAAGACGTCCGGTTCCAGATTGCGCAGCACTTCGATCCGCTGGCGCAGGTCCAACTCCTGCAACGACGGCGCGTCGTCATCGGTGCGCGAGAGGTCCCAATCCAGGAGGTACGCGGCGACTTTGGCGTAGCCAATCAGCAGGGGCTGCGGCAGGGTCTCGACCCCGCCGTCCGCGGTGCGTTGGACTTTGGAGCTGGCGTCGTAACTGTCGGTCTGTTCGCCGACCGTCAGCCGGCGCCGCACGAACAGCGAGTTGCCATTCGCCAACGTCAGTCTCTCCCGGCGCGGCGTCACGAAACTGGAGGCCATTTACTGTTCCGGCTTTCCGAGCCGCGCCATGAGGGCGGCTCCGTCAATCTGCACTTGCCCGACAATCGGCCAGGACCAGAAGCCCCCAGGCCGCGGCGCGGTGAACATCAGGTTTTTCTGCCGCACCCGGAAGGCATCGAAGCGCGCGACCGTGGCAGAGAGAATCCAGTCCCGCTGATTCGGCGCCTTCCGGATCGCCCACGTCCCGAGCGCCGCGGCGTCCTGGTAGCCCCACAGCAGGGACCCCCGGACGCCGCGCACGGTCAGGCCATCACGAAACACGCGCGCCTGCTACGCGGCTTTCCGCCGGGCCGCCGCCGGCGCCTCGCCTTCACGCAGGAGCGTGCCGCTGGTCGGGATGCCCCACGGACCCGCGGCCATGAACGTGCCGGTCACGGCCGGCGCGGTGTCCACGGACGTGTCAATGTCCGAGTCGAGGTACGCCAGCCCGGACCACTTGAGCGTGGCCGCGGCGTCCGTCGTGTCGGGAATCAGTTCCAGCCAGCCAGGGGCATCCATATCGGCGGCCTCGTACAGTTCGAGCGCCGTCGAATCGTAGAAGCCCGCCACGCTCCCGCTGATGTCCTTGAGGGCCGGGACGTAGACCTTGTTCTGGTCCCCGAAACAGGTCACGTTCAGCTTGTCGGTTTTCATCGACAGCTTGAAGTTCTTGATGGCGACCAGGACCGCCGCCGCGGCGCCCGTGCCGCCATCGGGGTCCCACTTCACGCTGCCATTGCGCCCGGATTTGATCATGGTGTCCTCTTCGCTGTTGCAACCTCAGTCGGCGTGGCCTGCACGCGATAGCGCCCGCCACGGTGGAAGAACCGGATGTCGCTGTCGTTGCTGTCCACCTCGGTGCCGCGCACCCGGTCCTCGCGGTAGCACGCGGTCAACGTGTAACCGGGGATCGTGAAGGTCGCATCCTGCAACAACTCGTGGATGCGCGCCGCCGCGGCCTTGATATCCCCGGACGCGCCCTGCTGGATCACCGCGGTCACTTGGTACAGCACCGACTCGAAACCGGGGCCGTCAAACACCGGGTAGTCCACCGCGTCGTTGACGACGACCAGGGCGTAGCGGGTCGCCTGCGGCACCGCTTCATCCTGATACACGCCGTCCGGCAGCTGCGCGCGGAGGGTCGCGTCGGCCGCGAGGTACCCGATTAGCGCGTTGTCGATGTCCGATGAATCAGGCGGCATGGACCGTCACCGTCAGCCCGTGCGCCCGCATCATGGCCGCCAGCCGCTGGACCATTTCGCGCCGCTTGCGCGGCATGATCCGGCCGAACACCGGATTGGCCGGCATCTTCCCGCGGTTGCCGAACCGGTTGCGCCGCGTGTTGCTCCCGTGTTCATAGAGCCAGGCGTGCTTCGCCGTATTGCGAATCTCCACCCCGGCGCCGTACGCGCCGACCTCGAACCGCCGCACGACGAGGCCCTTCCGCAGGTTGCCGGACTTTTCCGCGTACTCGGCCCGGATCGCGGTGCGCGCTTCATCGGCGACGGTCATGACGATCACGCCGGCCTCGCCGCGCAGTTCGGCCGGCAGGTTGCGGAGGTCTGCGTAGAACTCCCGCAGGCCATCCCACACGACGCGCGCGCTCACTTTTGTTCCTCGCAGACCAGCACCGATTCCACGTTGCGTTCCTCCGGGGAACTGACGCCGCTGACATTGAAGCGGCGCACAAGCACGGCCGAATTGCCGCCCTGATCGGCGTTGAAGGCGGTCACGCCATCGAAGACAGCCTGCGGCTGTTGCGGGACTTCTACGCGCTGGGTGTCCGGTATATGACTCTGACCCACACAAACACCAATAGCTGGGCCGATTCCTCTGGGGACAACGACAAGGCTTAGATGAAGCATCACAACGGGCTGACGGATCTTGGAAAACAGGTCGTTGCTGAGATGAACCAGTTGGGAATGATGATAGATCTGTCTCATACAGGTGAACAAACATTTTGGGATGCCATTAATACCACCACAAAGCCGGTCATCGCTTCACATAGCTGCGTTTATTCACTTTGCCCGG